CTTGATAATAAACTCACGGAAAGCCTCAGCGCTAGAAGTTGCGTTAATAGCTTCTTCATCGTCAATCTCTACTGGGATTGAAACGGTGTAGTGTCCCTCGTTTTCCTGCATGTTCTTCTTCACGTACTTAGTGTGAGCGCATCCACGTACAGAGTTGTACGAAGGGCAGGTGCACTTAACCAACTTTGCGTTTAGCGAGTCTACCTCTACCTCAGCAACTCCAGATGGCTCTAGGAATAGCTGAACTGTTCTCCAGTCGTGGGTCATTACGTTCTCTCTCAATTGTTCCTCCTCAAATCAGTTTCTCCGATTACTATACGCTGAAAAGCTTCATGCGCAAAACTCTGCATAGCTTCACCGTACTTTTGCTTCCACATCGACAAGTCGAGGTTGGTTGTAACTATTGTAGGTAATCCCTTGTCGTATCGAGCTCTAAGAAGCTCGTCAAAACCAGCAGCGTTGTAGTCGCTCTTCAGCTCCTTGCCCAAGTCGTCTAGGACTAGGACACGAACGTTCAAGTGGTCCATAACAGACCTACCGTGGAACCCCTCCATCTGCAACTGCATCTCACGACGCTCTGCAGGTTCTGCATCAATCATCGCCTTCTTACGGTTCATAAAATCTGGCACAGTCATGTAATAGATTGGCCTAGACATTACACCGTAGTCATCCGATGAATACTTAAATAGCTTGCGAATAGCAGCGTCGTCATTTGGCAGTCTGCGGACTAGCTCCATCAGGCAGATTACCGAGTGGGTCGTCTTGCCCAATCCGGCCTCGCCATCAAATAGCAGGCCAACACCAGTCTCGCCTAGGCCACCAGTTCGCATGACTACTCGTCCTTCTAGGACGTCGGTAATCCAAGTGTCGATTCGCTTAGGGAACTTGCCCAGCTTCTTGATTACGTCTGCTGGCTCCATGCCCAAGAAACGGTGTGGGATGTTGGAGCTGTGAAGTAGCCAGCGTTGCTGGTTAAACCCCAAGGTTGCGATGTCATACGCCATTAGTCCTCCTCAAAGACTCTTCGTATCGCTCAAGTGCCAATCGCCCCGGCATTGAGTTGTCGAACTGTTCTCCGTCTGAAGCATACAGGAACTCAACTCGTGGTGTAGACGACACGGCCTTTTCCGAAGGTGCCTGACGAGCTGGTAGCCCCAAGTTCTGGAGCGCTTGGTCAAAGTTGTTGGCAAACATCTTTAGGAAACGACCAGCTAGGAATGCTGGCTTGTCCCTGCCCTGACCTTGAACCCAAGGGTCTTCAAAGAACATCTTCATAATCTCTAGCTCAATCAGAGCATTGGAGTCGTACTGCTTACGCATCTTAGACAAAGCGCCACGGACGTTGCCAGTGTTGACAAGGTTTGGCACACCGGGGATGGCTTGGTAAAGCCTAGAGGCAAACTCTGAAGCAACATCTGCAGCAGTCCACTCTTCCTGTGGTCGCAGGCTCCTAGTCTTAGGGTCACGCTTGCTTACCTTGGCTGAAGGTGCCTTCTGAGTAATCTCACTGTCAAAGAGTCCAAAGCCACTGACTTCGTCATCTTCTGACCACTTTCCAATCACTTTAAATTCCTTCCTCTTTTTTGTGCCCTTCGGCACTAAATAAGACGTAGTCTTATTTACTTCTTTATTACTAATATCAATAACTATATCTATATCAGCTGTTGACCCCACATTTTTGTGGGCTGGTAAGTTGTGGGGTAGAGATTCAGACTCCACATTTTTGTGGGATGGTGCAATCAGCGTGTACTCGTTGTACGAAAGCTTTCCTAGGTTCCGCTTGGTGCGAGCCGTAGCAACCAACTGCTTTGACTCAAGACTCCTAAGAGAGCGACGAACAGACTCTTCGCTGGACTGGGTATGCCGAGCTAGTTCTTCCATAGAAACCCGTGCCACGTTGTTCTTTGACAGCAGGCACAGCACATCGAGCAGCCGATACTCAGCTGCCGACAGTGGGGTAAAAAACTTTTCCTCGGCGGTACACATAGAGCGATATCTTATCGCCTAGGTTGCCTATCCACCACGACAGGCCGAGAAATTACAGAAAGTACAGTGAGAGCAAAAAATCCAGCTGCGGGAGCAACGACTGCCAATCGGATGTCCTGAACACCGAGAATCCAGCCCGAGAGAGCTGCTAAGGGTAAAGTCAAGCCCACCTTGACAAAAGTTGGAAAGATGTACTTGGCAAGAAGTTCCGTGATGTAGCCGACGGCCATGCCTGAGATGATTGCGATTAGTAGTAGGTCCATAACCTACATTGTAATGCCAGTTACTTCTGTGCCAGCATAACTGGTTACAAAGTATGGAGTATTAGACGGTAAGAAGTTTTCTAGTTCTTGAATGAGCCTAATAATCTTTACTTGCTTGTTTGGGTACAGGTGCGAACTTGAGTTGTTTGTAGTTCCTGACCAAGTGGCACCGTACTCGGCACCGAATGAGCCGTCAAAGTAGTCACTTGGTTGGTATGCCTCTTCAAGCTGCGCGGCATCTAGGTACAGCACGTTGCCATCAGGATTTTCTACAACAATCTCAACCAAGAACTCAAGTAAGTCCGTGTCAAAAGTCTCGTCTACGTACACCTCGACAGAAGCACGTGCCCACTCACTGCTAACAGAAATTGGGTCACTTTCAGACGTAACAGTATTAGTTCCATCAGTTGCAGTAACTCGAAGAATAACCTCTTCAATGTTGGCGTCAACACTTAGGTGAGTAGAAAACACGTAGGACTTATCTACAGGCTTATCTCCTGCAGCAGTCTCCGCAGAAATGACGACTTCTGAAGAGCCAAGGGTAACCGCTAAAAGACTGTCCCCAACAAAGACGTAAGGAAGAGTGCTGTCAGTGTACTCGAACGAGTCCTCACCTGTAATAGTCCAGCCAGCCACCGTTCCGTCAAACGAGGGGTTCTTAATGTAGTTTTCTTTACTGGACTCTAAGAAGATATTGACTGCACGAGCTTCTTCGTAAGCAGGGCTAGGGTCAGCAGAAGTAGACTCTGCAAACTGGATTAAGTCAATGTAGTAGGTTCCGGTGGCGCTAAAAGAAATAGAGATAGACGCGTAGACCGCAGCATCAGTGGTTACTACTGCTGGGTAGTCAATTGTGGTGGACTCTACATCTTCCAAAGTTCTGGCGTAGGTAATCGAGTCAGCAGTAGTGCTAAGGATAGTATCAATACCGTCTAGCTCTGCTCCCAAGCCAGAAATTTCAACGGTGTCTCCAGAAGAGAACGAGTGGTCAGCAGTAAATACTATGGTGACCACGTTAGAAGAAATACTATACGACTCAATAGTGAAAGACTCGCCGGGAGCAGTTCCAGTCATGTCAAACTTGGTCCAGCTACTTCCCGCTCCACCTGAAGACGTCACAGGAGTAGTACTAATTACTTCGCCACGCTTGTTATGCCATGTAATAGTGGCAGTGGTAGTTGGGCTACCACTAACAGACGTCTTTACGTAGTAGCTAAGCTCATACTCTCGGCCAAACTTAACAGGGACAGCTCTTGTAATTGGGCGGTAGTAACCCAGTTCCATACGAGCAGAACTGTCGGTACTTGTAAACTTTCCACAGTATCGGTCGTCAATAGACTTTGACTCTGCAGTAGGTGGGACCACGGTGGTCTCTACTGAAAGAGTAGCTGGGCCTACAGTTCTCCAGTAGCCAGTGCTCTTATTGAACGTGCTGTCTTGATTCGACAACAGCAAGTTCTTACTAAGAGAAATTCTAGGAGCAAATCCAGTCAAAGATTCAATCATGGTAGAAAGACCTAGAAGAGTTCCTTTACGCGCGTACATGTACAGCGCTTCACGAGTCATGCGCTTTTTACGAATGATTGCTTGTGGCTCTTCTTGAGCAAGACCAAACTCTAGAGACTTAAGTTCCAGAATACCGGGGTTGTAATTCTTTCCAGAAAAGTCTGGCAGCAGTAGCTCTGCCAAAGTCAAAAGCTCGTCTACAGTAAAGGACATCCCCTCTAAGAAGTTGTACAAATCAGACGAGGGGTCAATTGTTCCTAAAGGACTTTGTTCTGAAGAGGTGTAAATTCTAGGGAGTAAGTCCATGAAGTTAATGTGAGTACTTAGTAGCTCAGTCCCATCATCTAACTTGGTACCATGATTTTTTGGGAGTAGAACAACAACGTCGTTGGCCTTTACCCAAAGGTCATCTTCACGGCGGACCCACATGCTGTAGTAAGTCCAGCGCCCAGAGACAAGTGCAATGTCATTTCGAGGGTCTGTGTCAGTAAAATTATCTACACCATCGGTAAATATACTGTCGCCAAAAGTCGACGGGTCACCGTCTTGCTGGAAAAGAATTACTCCATCTTCAGCGGTCTCTCCGTAACCATCTTGGTTACGAACAAGACGCATACCATTAATCGCGCCTGTTGGATTATTCCAAGTTATGTACACTCGGTCGTAGTCAATAGCAGTTGCGGTAAACGGCTCTACAGAAAACGGAAAGCGAGGTGCTTCACCGTAGTAAGCACCCTTATACTTTGGGTCACCGTATTTAGCCATTTATACTTCCGCCCTTATTCTGGCTGGATTGCAAACCAATCGAACGTGATGGTGTCAGTACCAGTCCCTGCAAGAGTTGCGGTAAATCCACTTGAGGTTGCAGTCACTCTAATCGTAGCGCTCTTAGAGCCAGTTACTTGAGTGAACACCAACGGAGTAGAGGTAAACGTTCCAGACGTAAATGTGACTGCCTTAGTTGCAGCCCCTGCAGTAAGAGCTTGGCTTTCAGAGCCGTACGCTTCAACTGCTTGAGGAATTTGGGCACCGACGTACTGCCAGTCAGTGCCGTCCCACACTTTAACTCTTTTATAAGTAGTCATTTATCTCCTAAACGTATTGTAGCCAGACGTCGCCATTGGCACCGTCTCCAGAAGCAGGGGCTGAGGTGGACGCAGTGATACGGCGGTATCCACTGGAGGTGCTTGTTGGGGAAGGGTCCGAAGACAGAATTACACCACTGGGGTCAAACGGGTCTACGTTGACAGAGGAGTCAATCCAAATAGTTCCAGCGATTACTCCAGTAGGCTCAGTGTCTTGGTAGTAGACCGTCGGGCGAGCGTCAACGTACTCTTGAATGTCAGTGCTGCCAGTTACAATAACCGAGCTAGGCGCAATGTTGGTTAGGGTATTAGTCGCACCGCTAATGGTCTTATTGGTCAGCGTTTCAGTTCCAGCTACCGTAGCGACAGTGTTTGAACCAATCTTAATGGCACCGTCTTTATCAATCTTTGCAACAGTAGTGTTTGACGCGTTCTTAACTTGAAGAAGGTCTGCAGTCTGGCTAGAAATAGCCTGCAAGACTAGTCCTACGGTGCTAGTTGAGCTTGGGGTGATAGTGCTTCCACCAGAAGACTGAATGCGGTTGTTGTAAGCGGCGTACACACCAGCTTCAATGTTTTCAATACGGGCTTTTAGAGTTGACCATGATGTATCAGTTGCAAAAGTTCCGCCGCTCCAACCCGCTGGCTTAGCGGTAATGTAAGTGCCCATGACGGTCTGCATCTCGGTGACTTCATCATAAACTTGGTTTACATCCGCGGCTAGAATAACGTCCAGCAAGTCACGACGTCTATTAAACGTCTTAATTGCTGCGGGGTACAGTGCAGGCATAAGCTTCTCCTAAATACTATGTCTATTTTCGCTGATTTGCCCACCAGTTACTGCCTTAACGTTTGCCTAAAGTGGGTTCTCCAAATCAGTAACCCGTTGTGCCAAAAGGTCGACTTGCTCCTGTAGCGCTACGATATCCACTTGATTTTGTGCGGGCTTTCCAAAGACTCCCACCCACAAAGGAAATGACGGGTCTCCGTTTTCAAACATAACCCAGATACCTTGCCTTACGGCAGGCGGCTCTAGGGTTACTCCTGCAGGGTCTACAGGCCACGCCCATTCCGTGGGAGAGTCTCCTAGAATTGCTGGGACAATTACTCTGAGCCGACGCTGATTAAGGGGGTCTTTATTGCTAAAGACTGTTCCCCTATAAATACCCGGGTATTTCTTCAGGTCAGCCATGGACTAGCTCGCTCTAGTAATAGTAATTTCGTACTGTCCGATAGTGATTCCATCACCTGCAATAACTAGGAGCTCGACAGGCGTAGTGCCAACAGGCGTAGATACTGAGAAAGGCGAGCCTGAGGTCCTAACAGTTGCGCCTTCCTTCAGCACGGCTTGAGAGCTGGTGGTTGTCGCAGTAAGGTTTACAGACGTAGTGCCATTTGGAACTACTAACGAGTACGAGTAGAAGCCAGAGCTAAACGCTGGGCTTAGAGTTCCTGCACTACTAGACAGCGCTGACAAGCTAGCGTTGGAAGAGTACGCAGCTACAGCAATGTCGTCAGTCAAGAAGACAAAGATTTCATCTGGCTCACCAATAAGGATTCCACGAGAAGCAGTATCTGCGGAACGGTATAGTCCAGTTACCTTAGCGTTCAAAATTCCCGGAATCTGTCGAAGCAATGCCTCAATTTCTTCAGGGTGAATAATCTGATTGAACGAAGAGTTGCTGTAAGAAAAGCGGTCAAGAATAGCTTTTTTAATAGCAGTCTCAATAGACTGCTCAGTGTACTGTGCTTGCCTAGTGTAGAAAATGTCTACTGATGCTGGAACGTAAGTAGGAGGAGAAACAGTTACAGTAACACCAAGTTGAGTCTTATCAACTAGCGCCTCTTCTATGCTTCCCTGTAGAGTAGTCCACTCTGGTAGCAAGACCCCTCCGTCGTCTGGGTTTCCGCTGTACCCCGGGAACTGGTCCAAAGAATCCGCGTTTCTCTGAGGAGCAACGTAAATGGTGACAGAGCTCCAAATGTCTGCAACTGCCTTAGACTTTCCAGAGCCACTAACCTGCAACGCTAAAGCCGCGTAATCTGGAAGCGATACCGCTCTATTCAAAGCAGTAAGCGCCTTTGGTGCATTTTCCTTAATACTCGCAATATCTTCAGGACTTGAGCCACCAACACCTACAGTGGTGTTAGTTACTTCTAGAGTTTGAGACAGAGTAGCTACCTCAAGCTCAGTAAGACCAGCAACGTAAACAAGCTCATTAACTAAGTTAGTGGAGATGTTCCCACCAGCTCCGCCACCAACTAGGTACCTAGCCTTGATGACAGAGTTCAGAGTTGGGATAACCCCAGATACACCATCTCCAAAAACTACATAGGCGTAGTTGTTTGCGTCAGTGACTACAGAAAATACGGAGTCATTAGGGCCAAAGTCTACGATGTGAGTGACTTCCTGCCACTTCTCAAACACCTCGCCATTTTGTACCCAAACCTCTATTGACCCTTCAACAACTTGGTTTTCAAACAACTGAAAAGATTGCTCTGGCAGTCCAGTTGAGACTCCGAGCAACTCACCAGCAATGTCAGACAAACTTGCCGCTGCGTTTTCCGCACGGTCAGCAACTTGCTCGTACTGGTACGCAGTGACAGTCTCTACGCCGCTTACTCCAGACACGGCTGCAGGAACAGTGACCTCTTCTGCAATCGAGTAAATTAGCTCAAAGTTTACGTCATCAACCGCTACCTTAGCCAAGAACTGAGTGCCAGCAGGAAGAACAACATCCGATGTGTCAGAGTTAGTTAGCTGCAGGGTTAAAGAGGCTGCTCGGTATCCTGCAGGAAAGTACCCATAAGACTTAGCAATGTTTAGAACACTTTGGCGCTGGGTTGCAGTAGGAAGGTAAGACTCATTGGCTACACGGTCGATGTAGTAGTTAAGTACGTCTCCCATGTAAGCAAACGCTTCTACTAGTGCAACACCAAAGTCGGCAGGGTTTTCACCCGACCATGCTGGTAGGCGAGTCTTAATGCGACTGACTAGGTCCTGACGTAGCGAGAAGTAGTCTCTTGAAGTGTAGTCGATTGCTACTGGAGTCTCGTTTACTGGGTTTGCCATGGAAATTCCTCACTGATTGGTTGGTCACCGTTAATAGTTGCTACACCCATTTGTAGGGAAGCAGAGTTTGAGTTAGGGGGAGAGTAAGTTACTTCAGCAGTGATAAGACGGGTCTGCTCGTCAATGCTGACGACGACGTCCTCTAGTGCACACATTGGTAAGTAGTTTAAGAAGGCATTCCTAATTTCCGAAGTCAACAAAGCCTCGGTCTCTTCTTCGGTTTCAAACACCGAAGTAGCCGCCCTGCAGCCAAACTCTGGTCGGTACACTCTTTCCCCCAGAGCAGTGCCGATAACTCCCCGTACACGGTCTGCCCAAATCTTTGACTGGTCTACAGTTGCAGCGATAGTGCCGTATTCGTCAATCCTAAAAGGAAGGGACATGCACAGTTCGCGCATTGAACTTATTGCCATTATCTTCCGCTCCAAATACTTCCTAGTTGAACAAAGCCTTGTTGAGACTCCACTCTTATAGGTGTCCTAGAAATTAACTTAATAGTGGACGGCGTTACTGTACTTGTTTTTAAAGTGTTTAACGCTGCTGCAGTCAAGTTTACCGTTCCATGAGCACTGCCGTCTGGCCTTCTTAAAGAAGTACCTACTGTTTTACCTAGACCATCAGAAAGGACATGGCCGTCAATCGTGTACTCACCTGTGAACTTAAACCGATGCGTCACGCTGCCAGTTATCCAGTACCCGTCAGTCTCTACGCCAGTTCCTTCAACTAAGACAGTCGAGTAAGGGTGGATTCGTGGGTCTCCTTGACCTACTACGTGTGCAACAGTAGAAAACTGAACGCCTCTTGCTTCCTCGTAGGCAGCCTGCCTTGCAGAAGTCGAGCTGTGTACTACCTCATCAGAGTAGGTGTTGAAAAACGCTGGTGTCTCTTTACTTCTTAGAGGCTTTCTGTGCCCGTTAGGAGAAGATTTGGAGCTCAATACTTCCCCAGTAACAGGGTTCATTCCTGATACGACTCGAGACGTTCTTGTAGGTAAAATATCGTGGTCTAAATAGTCGCTGTTTAATACCGTAAAAGAGTCTAGCGTTCTGTCGAGTACTTGCCGGTCACTAGCCGCTCCCGGTAATTCTCCACGAAGTATTGCTGAGTTTGAGATAAAGGAGTTTATTAGATTATCTGTAGTGGTAAAAAACATCGCAGCATTATGCACTACACAGACATACCCAATTCTAGTTGCCTGTTGCTGTAGCCACTCCCAATAGCTTTGGCCCGCAACAGATAGTGTTTCAAACTTTCTAGATGTGGGAGTGCCAACAAACTTAAGCCCAAACTCTTTAGCAATTTGGGCAGCTGCTTCGGTGACAGTAACGTTTCTAAAAGTACGCTGGCTTCTAGCCTTTAGCAGATAGCTAGTGCCAAGGCAAATAATTTTGAACTCACGTTCACGTTGGCTAGCAGACTGCTTTACCACCGTGCTGACGTACCCTAACCAAGTGCGCTTTTCACCATTTTGATTCCATGAAAAGACCACTGGAGTACCAGTCTTTAGTACCTCAAACCACAATGAGCTGGAGCGCTTAAACTCTAAGGTCAAAATGTCGTGGCAACCTTTTTCCTGCTTAAGCTCCACAGAGCTAGGCAAAGCGTTTAGTGAAGGTGCCGTAGGAAACGTCACCTTATAAGAGGTACTTCTACGATACTTATAGCTACTCACTAGATGGAATCCTAATAACTGTTCCAGCTGCAATTCCTGCTGGGTTAAGAACTTCTGGGTTGTAGTCCATTATTCTCCACCACAGGTTAGCGTCGCCTAGCTCCACAGCTGCGACGCTTTCAATACGGTCACGCTCTCGCCATCTGTAGTAGTAGAAGCTAGATTGGTCGGTAGGAAATTGACGCATAACCGAAAGGTTATAAGTTTCACGTTTAGCGTTATAGGTTTTTGAAAAAGAGCTATTAGCGTATCTACTGTCTGTATAAATCATGTTTCCTCTTATCCAAACGTTCCATCAAAAATTGGAGTATTTACTGTCTGCCCGAACTCATTGGTGGTCACTGTGTTTGCAATTCCATTAATAGTCGTTATGGTCTGGTTAAACGCGGCTGGAGCAGGGGTTACAGCAGGAGTAGTGGTTCTAGAATCACCAGTAACATCTGGAAGACGCTGAATTACTATGCCTACTTCACTAAACGTTGGAACCATTCTTTCAGTAAATAAAACGTGACTGATGCTGACACTTACTACTCGGCCTAAATAACGAAGAGACTTTCCAAGGTGAATTTCTACTGGCTTTCCACCGAGCCATCCAAGGTCAGCGGTCTTCTTGTCCCAGCTCATTCCCCTACCTAGAAAGCTGTTGTACTCATAGCCAAGTAGCGTTCTAAATAGAAACTCCATGTCGTACATGGTTCCTCGGTTATAGATGTCAGCTAGCTCTCTGGAGTCAGGTGGACGGCCAGCAAATACTGCAGGAGTAAGTCCTGCCTTCAACTTGCCCGTGTTTGGGTCAAAGTACTTCATATCATTAATTCTGTTAAGAATTAGGTTAAGAGAGATGGTTCCTGAACCAGCACCAGAACCATACGAGTTAAAGTTTTCTCCACCAGATGCTGCCAAGCTAACGTCTACAGGAGGAGCGCCACCGTAATCCATAGCCAATGACCCCGGATTGTAATGAAACTGAAAAGCGTAGTTAATACCGTCTTGTCTAAACGAAGGTACTAGCGGGTTTACTTTAGCTGCCGTCTTGTCATCAGTATTAGGCTTTCCTTCCATGTGAGAAGAAGTTGAAATCATGCCTTTATACGCTTGAGTCTTAGCCCAAAGAACGGATGCCTGCTCTACAGCTCCCGGAGTATTGCCTGCAGAATCAGTTTGAAGGATTCTCCAAAGCCCATTACGGTTATTACCTAGAGTATCTAAACTATCTGCAGTTCCACTTCGTACAGTGGTGCCCGCAGTAGCTTGGTGGCTTCTAAAGTAGGACTCTTTAGAAATTCCAGCGTTATAAACTAGGCGGTAGTTAGTGCGCAACGGGTCTGTTCTAGTTGTCTCCCGCATGTTTGCTTGCCCGAAATCACGGCGAGTGCTGGCAAAAGATGCTTCATAAGCATTGCTGGTGGATAGAGTCGTTGATACTGTTTGGCCCGTCGCTACGTTAGTTGTAACTGGCATTACGTCCTCGCCATCTTCTTCATCATTGACTCAGTCTCAAGAGTCTTCTTTACCATTGCCGCAAACTTTCGCGCCTCGTCATCACTGGCATTAGCAATAGTGAGATTAATAGTTACGTTGTTTGTAGTTCCGCTTACAGTCTTGCCCTTGCTGCCTGATTTAGGAGACAAGCGGGAAGCTCCAGTAGGGCTAATGTACGCCGAAGACTCGTCTCCCGTATACCCGTCACCACCTTCAGGGGGGTTAGCAGCAGCTGATGCGTTTGAGTTAGAGCTAGCCACACTACCTGCAGAGTACGGGGCAACAGACTCGGCTGGAGAGCTACCAGAAGCAGCGGTATACCCGCTTCCCGATACCTGAAGAATCTTAGAGGCGTCAGCAGCTGGTAGTGCGGCCGAGTCTTCGGTACTTCCACCCGTACTAGTGTCGCCACTAGCTGACGGAGTTGCGCCTGAGGCACTTTGCTCTGGGTCTCCAGTGCCCATACCTAGGCTAGAAGCAGTTCCGTTCATGTATGGGGAGGGGTCAATTGCACCCGCAGTAGACGCTGAGGTAGACAAAGCGAAGTGAAGGTGGACACCCGTGGATTTGCTGCCCGTGTTACCCGCTCCACCAAGTGGTTGACCTTGCTTTACTCGGCCTTGGCTTACAGTCTTGCTACTTAAGTGGGCATAGAAAGTGTACATACCGTTGTCGTGCTTAAGCTTGACGTAGTTACCAAGCTCGCCACCGCTATCGGTAGACATGACCTCGCCGTCAGCGGCTGCGTAAACTGTCTGTCCTAGCTTGGTCTGGTAGTCCACACCTTTGTGGCCATTAGGCCATACGATGTCTCCAGAGTACGAGCTTTTCTTCTGACCAAAAACTGCAGTAATCTTTGCAGGAGTAACTGGGTGAATAAGAGAGAAAGCTTGAGGAGCACCAGCAGCAGCTGAGGCGTTAGAGGTCCCTGAGTCGCCACCGATTGGAGCGCCTCTGGTGTGGGAGAACCCTCCGCCACCACCGCCCATCATCATTGCGCCCATCTTTGCGGAAGAGGCGTTACCGACTACACTGTCTCCACCCTGACCACCACCAGTAAACAGTCCAGTGACTCCGCCAACAAAGTCCATAAACCCTTGGCCGAGCGCATCTCCCATGAACATCTGCGAGCCTGAGTTAAACATACCGACTACAGACGCTGCTGCCCCACCCGCTTTAGCCAGACCTTCCAGCGCCTTAGTAGCCGCTTTAATACCAGTGAGGTACTGGCCCTCAGCCCCACCCATAGCGTCAGTCTTGGCAGTGTTAAGGTCGTAGCCCGGAAGGTAGGGGTTTTCGTTGCCTTCCTTCTTAGCTTTGTCCATCATTTGGGCCATGGCTTCTGGGTCGGACAAATCCATGTTGTTACCACGAGAACGCTCAATCATAAACTGAGCAAACATAGCCTGCTGGTCGGCAGACATTCCGCTGTTAGCTAGCTCGTCCCCCAAGAATCCCCTACGAAGGGAGTCAAGAGTTTCTTGCTCAGTTGCCGCAGGCTGTCCTGCAGTAAGTCTTTGAGCCATCTCTTCGAAGATTTGACCCTGAGTCTTTTCCTTACCAGTGGCCATGTCACCAGTTAGGATGCCGTAACGGTTTAAGAAGTTGCTAGACCCTCTACCAGAAGTAAGCCCTTCAATAGCAGCAGCAGCTTGCTCGTTGCCCATGTTCAAGTACTTGGCGGCGCTACCTACCGAACGAATAGTCTGTTGGTAAGTGCTACCAAACTTAGTGTCGGCCATCATGCCGCGCATAGCTAGGTAGTTTGCTACGTTAGCATCGGAACCCGGGGAAGTAAGCCCGCCACGAAGACCCTGAAGGGTAGCCTGCTGCATTTGAGCACGGCTCATGCCACCGCCAGCGCGGATAGTTGCATTATAGAATGTTCCAGCACGTTCAACTGTTGCTTGAACATCTGGCATCATCTTGCTTAGACCAGAGATAGCCTGCTTACCGGATGCGGCTACATCTCCCGCACGCTCACCACTCATTCCAGAGAATGAAGCAAGGCCATTTGCAAGAATGTTGCCACTAAGAGGAGCTTGACCGTTTGGTCCTATTGGCCCATGAACAGGTCTTACCCCAGTAATTCTTGCAAGAATGCGATTGACGGTGGTTTCAAGACCAGCTAGTGCTGTAGTAAGGTTCTGTTGGTTAAATGCCATTTCGCCTTACCGCCTTTCCTTCTTCTTTAGCCAGTTCAATCCAATTCCTTCGTTCTCTTGGCGTTAAGAGTGCAATTTCAGTCAGACTCCACCCAGTGTGTATGTCTGACAAAAAACTCCACTCTTTCATTAGCAGCCTGTAGCTGACCCGACTAGAATCGAAACAAAGTTCCGATGTTAATCGGAGCAACCACCTCTCCGCCACATTCTGGGCATGTGGCCTTAACCTCGTCGAGTATTGGTCCGAATGACCGCTTATCAAGCTCAACAGAGATTGCTCTGCGGTCTGCTACACCGATAGATTGAATTTGATTACGGCTCATTACGCTGCTGCCGTCAATTTCAATAACGGTTCCTTCTAGTAGCATCGTGGTTAGCTCTGCAAGAGTCTTGTCCGCGTTTAGGGTGAGTTCCTTCTGAACCTTGCCTGAAGGAAGTACCACCGTGTAGTCGTGTTTCTTGGTAGAAACCGTAAACCTGCGGTCAGCAATCGGGTCATCAAGCTTGCGCGTCTTAATGTCCTCTTCGATGTCCACCTGAATTGACTTGTACTCTTTGCATCCGCTACAGAATGCTGGGACATTTGCCGAATCACCAAAAGTCACTCGGTAGATGCCTAGAAGCAGGGCGTCACGGTCTCCTGCGAACATCTGGTCAAGAATGTCTTCAGAAGCAGGAATGTCACCGATACGAACTACACCACGAGACAAGATAGTGTTTAATACCTTGCCGACAGTGTTAGCTTTAGCGATGGCTTCCTCGTCTCGCCCGTTAAGTTCTCTTACTTCCGCTTCCCAAGTGACCTCCCCAGTCGGGGTTACAAACCCGCCGGGGAGGGTCACTATGGTTTCAGAAGGAGGAGTAATCAATGCCAGTTCTTTTTCAGGCTCAGTTTCCTTTGCCATCTGCTGAACTAGTTGATTAGCTAGTGCTGGATTTTCTGCTGCGTTTAAAGTTCTAGTTGCCACGTTTTATACTCCTGTGTTTAATATTTAGTTAAAAGGTGCTGCTGAGCTGGTTAGGTTGCTTGCCCAGTTGACGTCAAAGCCTTCGTGAACAAGGGTTGCCTGCTCAACGAAGATTGCGTTGTCACCTGCGTTAAGGTCAGAGTACGCTACGGAAGTAATCCATGCGTTGTAAACCTTGAAGCGCATTGCAACGTGGTCGTCACCTGCTACACCGACACCCGCGGTAGTGCCTCCAGCAGACCCCGGAACTGGGTGCGAAAGCACACGAATCTCTAGGTCGGCACGGAAGCTAGCTCCCTGTACGTTCTTCGAACCACCCTGAACGGTAGCGAATAGCTGACGCATCCACTCCCAGTTCTGCTTGGTGTTTAGAATAACGCCGCGCTGTAGGGTGATAGGGGAGAAGGTAGTCTGTCCCGGAATCTGGTGAACGGTGGTGTTGTATCCACCCTCACGGTAAGGGATAGAGTCGGTAGTCACAGACAGACCAGAGACAGAGGTGAAACCCATGGTAATTGGGTCCTTCCAAGTTGCCTTGGTGTCGTGAGGGATGAAGTCAACCAGAAATCTAAAATTTCTGATTGGGTCAGTCGTAAGACTTGACCTGTTGTTGATTACTGTTGGCATTGTTTATCTTCCTTCGTTTAGGCAGCAGTCTTTTGGCTGAGGTTAATGACCACGAACTCGGCTGGGTACTGAAGAGCAACACCGACCTCGATGTGAACTTCACCCTGCTCGATAGTGGCCTGTGGGTTGTTTTCCGCGTCGACCTTGATAAAGAAAGCGTCAGCCTCGGTTGCACCGCGAAGACCGCCTGCGTTTCTGTAGTCACCCAAGAAGACAGCGATTGAAGAGCGAAGACGTGCCCATAGAGCCTCGTCGTTGTTCTCAAATAGTGCGAACTCGGTTAGGCCTTCTAGCTGCTTACGGATGTAGTTCAAGCTACGGCGCATGTTTACGTACTTGTTAGCAGTGCCGTCTTGAAGAAGGGTGCGAGCACCCATTGCTACAACACCAGAGCCCGGTAGGTTTCTCAGTGCGTTTACTGGAGTTGCACCAGTGTTCAGGGTGTCTAGCTCAGAAGAAGTAAAGGTCTTCTCTAGAGCAACAGCTCCACGAATACTTGCACGGATACCAGCAGGAGCCTTAAATGGACCGTACTGCTTGTCGGTAGCGATGTACAGACCAGCAACAGCTCCAGCAGGACCAATCTTGCGCAACGACTGAGGGCTGCGACCTAGTGGGTCTCCAACGTAGATGTTTGGGTAGTAAACAGCCACGTTAGCACTGGCAGTCAGCGACTCTGCGAAGTCAATTGCCTCTGCTACAGTCTGGTCTGGGTCAGTGTCAGCTACTACGAAGCTAGAGTTGTCTTCTGCCCAAGCAATCACGCCGTTAATAACGGTTGCACCGTTGGTGCCACCTAGAAGAGGAACGGCATCTGGTGCGAAAAGCACTAGAGGGCGGTTTAGTTGGCTAAAGTCGTCAACAGCTGCGACGTAGTCAGCGTCATCTGGTGCGGTACCGTTAGACCCACCAGTCAAAGGCAGAACCGAGGTAGATGGAGCACTGTTGTTTGAGGTGGTAACAGTGCTGATGTACTTTGAGCTGGTGTTTACAACGCTGTCAATGAAGTCAGGCGAAGTAGGGGTGTTGAACTTAATGTTTAGGAAGCGCTCCAAGATAATGTCGTTAGCTACGTTGCTTCCAGTGCCCGCAACCTGCTCCTTGTAGACAGTTAGGTTGTAGTAACCAGACTGAGTACCAGCGGATACTTGCACACGGAGGTTGTTTGCGTCGGTGCCTCGGCTCAAAGAGGTAACAGTAGTGATGGTGGTAGAGCCAACAGCAGTAGTGATAACTACCGAAGCAGCGTCTGCGTCATCAGCCAAAACACGCTTTACAACTAGCTCAGAACCACCGTTTTGGAAGTACGATGCTACGGCAAAGGTTGCTGGGTAAGCAGACTCGTAGCCACCAAACTGCTTTACGAACTCATACCAAGAGGTGACTAGAGTAGGGGTTTCTGGACCCTGCGCGAATTGAGCCAACACAGCACCAGCAGCATCTGCGGTAGCGGTGGACGCAATCGGAGCAGGAAGTAGGCGCTCAGTAATGTAGACGCCCGGACGACTATACGTCATTTTTTCTCCTTAAATAAAGTGGTTAAACAGGGGGGAACAAGTTATTCGGTTATTGTGAACGGGTCAATAGAGTCATAGTAGGCGGAGCCGGGACGTGGACCTGCGTCGTCAGAGTTCAATTGGTCAACGTGTACGCTAGTGACTTGGTACAAGGCACGGTTGTACAACGGCTGAGCAATCTCGCTTGACACTCGGACGGTGATTGCGTTCATAAAAAGACGCTTACCACCTTCTACACTGTCTCGCTTTGTTACGTCCAGTACATCAAGTCGACGCACTGTATTGTCGTCTGTTTCCAAGACGCCAAATCTAATAGGTAGTTTTGTGTGAAGAAGTTGAGCGATAATCTCGCGGTCATGCCTAGGATGACGAGAGTAAGTCGTAATCTGATAGTCAATGTTGACCGGAATAGGTAGCTCAGTTTGAAACTCTACGCCATCTTCCCAGCTAGAAGGCTTTAGATAGTCGGCGGAGGAAAGTCCTCGATGCTCACGCTGAGTGTCCCTAATTATGTCAATCATGTCAATGGTGATGTAAGGGTACGCCTGAGTACGAATTTCTTGGTCAGGAACACCGAACCATACACCTACTTCGCGGGTAGTGCTCTCCTGCTCTGACTTTTGGTCAGTGACCGTGATTCCTCTAAGCAGGTTGCGCAGAGCGCCATCTTCTGAAAGCAAGAACGTCATAGGATATCTCCTACTTCTTTTTCAATTGCAGCGAAGTACACTTCTTGCAGTCTTTCGCTTCTATTAAAGTATTTTCTAATAGCTGCAGTTGGACGCATAGCTTGGCTACCATACTCAAAAAGTCTGGCATCATCGGCATACTGACCAGAGATTTCTACTTCAAAAGAAGACAGCTTGTAGTGAAGAGATACGGCAGAGGCTGCCTGAGGTGGCCAGCCTAAAGAGATGAGATACTGGCGAAGGTCTCTAGTAAGAACTTGTGCGGCACTTTTTGCGGCGGCCTTAACCTTAGGTTCAAATAAGGTTGTCATTCGAGCGGCCTGTCCAAGAGTCTGGTTTTGCGAACTTGCGGTTGTTGTAACCTGCACTTAGCCCAATAAGGTAGGCGTTAGGCTGTGGCGGACGGTAGGT